TCGTAGATCATATCGAAGTGATCATCTGCTGATGTATCGTAGATCATATCGAAGTGGGCATCTGCACCACTCCTTATAGGGTAAGCTAAACCCTTAGTTATTCTATTCATTTGTGTCTCCGACAGGTCGGGTTAAAGTTTGACTTATTGGACATCTATCCAAGTCAGCAGATACCTTACCACACACCAACCGACCTAGCAACGATTTTGCCCCCAAATATGAATTTGTAGATCGTTTATATATGGTATATCTTGTAAACCTTAGCCCACATCTGAAAGTGTGAGAGATATGAACATAAAACAAGCAAACGAGATGCTAAATCAGATCAAGAAATCTGGCCTTCATACCAAGACCAAAGTTGCTCAAGAACTTGTAAGAGAGCTTGAAATGTTCCTCAAATCAGCGGGCATGAAAAAGCAAGCCGATCTGAGGTTGCTGTCTAAAAGAGATGATGATCTTAAGAAGATCTTCTTCTATTGGGCAAGTGCCGCTCTCTCTGAAATGACTAGTGAGACAGAACTGCAAGGTATGACTATCCCCCCTGTTGGGTCTGATACTGGAGACATCTATGGTGCAAAGATCCTCAACCAACTTGGTGGTCGAATGAAAAGAAGGCGACAAGCGAGTGTTGCAATGTACGCAAACTTTTTGAACAATCTATATGAGGAACTTAAACCACTCCTTATCAGCGGTATCAACAAAGCCTATACTAAATTTGCTTATAATAATAAAGAATTTGAGAGACTAAACAGCGACATTCTTGAAGATCTTTGGCAGAGAGCTACGCTGTGGGCTGTGACTGGTACAAGAGATAGTGCAATAAGAGATACAGAGGTATCCCCTTGGAAAAGGATCGAGGGAAATGTCGAGGGGGGAGGATCTCTCGCTGAGAGAGTTATGAAAGCTATCCGTAAGGGTGTATTCAGTGCTATGACTTCTAAAGGACGCTACCTAAGCCTTGATGAAAGAAGACGACTAGGACTGGCTAAGGTAGATGGGGAAAAAATCAGACAAGAATCTATCGAGGGGCAATCTTCGTCTGGTGAAGAATACAGCAAACTCGATCAGTTTTCAGCTCAAGGGTTCATTGAGAATATGGATGGAGTGGGTGATACTGAGAAGTACATAAAAAAGCATAAACTAACGGAGGAAGAATTAGAGACTCTAACAGGTCTATTGACTGATGGGACTTACGAAGATAAACCTTATCAGAGGGCACTCGTACTTGAGATACTTGTAAGGTCAGGTCATATTCTCAAGGACGATGCCTTTATAAGAACCTTAAAACTCGACTTCATGGATGGTAAGTTTGAGGGTACAGAAGCAATGGAAAAAGCGGTAGAGGTACTTGAGTTGACAGGAAACCCCATCACTAAGGAACTTGTGGATCTTCTCCAAAGTTATGCTTCGGGTGAACTCGATGAAGATGCTTTTGAGGATCTTGAGGGTAACTTGATAGCTGACGGTTGGTTGGTTGATAACATAGAAATAGAGATAGAATCCGAAGAAGCTGTTAAGATGATCAATGAGAAAGCTGAACAAATGGCAGAAATAGCTGTTCAAGCTATTAACTTACCAGAAGGTGAGCTTGGAGAAGCCATCGGTGACCTAGCTAAAAAAGAACTAGAAGTGAAAGAGTTAAAGAAGCTCTTAAAGCTGTTCACCGAAGATGGTTTCCATTGGATGCTTGACGCTAATCTGTATCTTGATGACGCAGAATGGGCTAAAGCTCTGAGGGAGTCGAACCCTAAAGCTTTGAAAGCAATCCAAGAAGCCATCGAAGAACACCAAGAGCCTCTTCTACCTCTAGGGTTGAAGAATGTTCTCAATTCATCTGTCTTTGAGGACAAGCAAAAAGTGATAGCAATCAAAGAGTTTGTTGATCAGTGTATGAATAGTGGTGCTATTAAAAAAATGTTCGGTCAGTCTAGGGGGCCTCTTGGTTGGTTCATTGAGTTAGCTATCGTTTTAAACGGAAAGTCTATCACAGGGAGAAAAAATGGATCTCCTTTTACACTAAATATTGAGAAGGTAAGATTCTTTGACCTCACCCAAGACTTTTATGCTCAACTTGCTGAATTTGTTAGAGTGGCGACTGATGGAGAGATAGACGCTCTTGTGGGTAAGCTTGATGAACTCGTTGAACCATATAGGCCAAAAGGGTTGACTTATTCAGTATCAGATTGGTTAGAAAAGATAGTGGTGACCTGTAAAGAAAGAAAGAAATCTGGAAATCAAGCATGGAAAGAAGCTCGGACAAGTGGGATTGGGACAATGAAAGGTTTCTATAGCGTTGTCGCTAGTGATCTTGTTCGGTATCGCTTCTATCTCGACATTGGTCTTACTGAGGGGGATAACTTACCAGAGGGTCTAGGTAATCCAGATTGTGATAATCGTGTTCTAGGTCTAATGAGACCGATCCCCACCAACGCTGTTAATGAAGTTAAGAGCGAGGGTTATGATCTTATGTTAAGGTCTTGGCAAGCTGAAGTAACACAGGCCACTCAAAGGCGAGTTGATTTGAGGATTACTGAAAAAGCTAAACTTAACCAACAAGTAAAAAAGGTATTCAAAGAGTTCGGTATCGAAGAGGGTACAGAGCTATATGAGGCATTTGTTAATCTCGGTTAATCTGTAGTTTATTTATCATCGGTAGTTTAGTATCAAACCCCACTAGACTACTGGTGATAACATGAGCGAAGACCTACAGATTTCTTATGCCTGTCCTCATTATCTTCGATATGAGAGGGTAGGACTACAAAACAGTATCTACATTATACCCGCATCACCAATCAATGGTGAGGGTCTTGTAGTGATTAGACGAGATGGTGTCGTCCTTGAACCTCAAGGTAATTACCGAGAAGCGACTATCACCACTCCTAATGTGTCTCCTTTTAGGGTGAGAAGTACCTCCAATGTGCTTACAATAACCACTACAGAGGGGTACTCAAACACAATCACCTTACCCTCGAAGATATACAAATCAAAGACCTTGATCTCCGAAATACAAAGCCAAATCGGAGCGATCATTGTTGAAGAGACTACATCAAAAGCGTTGAGGTTTTCTGATCGAAAATTAGGTATTGGGTTTACCCTCACAGGAAGCCTATTAAAAGCACTTGGTTTCAAGAAGCAAAAGCAAGTTATTAAAACGAAAAAGTCTACTCCTGCTTGGGGGTTAGTTTCACGACTCAACGGACATGATATACAGTTCAAGAGCAGATTAGAACCTGAAGGTTTACTAGAAATATCTTACACTACCGAAAAGCGATACTGTAGAAGATGTGGTGGCACAGGGGTTGAAAACGACTTTAGATTCGGTACTGATGGAGACATTCAAAAGATACAAGACACTGATCTACTCTATCAGAACATAGCCAAGACTCTTTTGACTGAGATCGGGTCGAACCCTTACCACGCTTGGTATGGATCAAACGCTAACCGACTCATAGGTAAAAAGAATAATGCTTCGGTTGGGGTCGCTTTAAGGATGAGTGTACAACAGGCACTAGATAAGTTGCAGAAAATCCAACAAGATCTCAAGAGGGTACAATACCTTAGCCAAGAAGAAAGATTAATGAGCGTTCAGTCTGTGGAAGTTTCTACACTCAATAACAATGCGACTGCATTATTGTGTAATGTGGTTGTTCGTAGTGGAGCAAATCGTCAAGTGAGCGTAAATATAGTCTTTGAAGTACCTGGTAGCATTTCATTAGATGGGAGTTTGACATGAGCTATAGCTTAAAAATTGTAAAGCCAGATGGAGTTAGTTCCACTGTTTCAACAAGTTATTCTACAGATAAAGAAGAAGTATTCATTCATGGTCTTGTTGAGGGGTACGATCAAATCACAGTGTCATTCTTAGATGAAGTATTCACCTCCGTAGGACAAGAAGCAGACATCACAATTAGTAATGGGACTTGGGTATTCCCGAATCCAGACACGACACAAGAGGGGATAGACTTAAATCAAGGGGCTAACAGCTTCTTTATCACAGCAACAGATGGGTCAAACACTACCTCTTTAACACTCATCGTCATCTCTAGTCTTGACTCAAATACTGCTAAACCTCAGCCCCCTCTCAATATAAAATCCGAGAGAGCGGATGATAATGTAGTTCTTAGTTGGTTACATTCAGACTCTGAGATTATCTCTTATAATGTGTACGCTTCTACTGTAAGTGGAGGGGGTGATGGTTATCGACAGATCAACAAGATACCTATTGACCCGATTTCTTATGGGTTTAAGTCTGAGAAGGTTACCTCTGTAGTAGATTTCTCTAGTGATCTTAAAACAATCGAAGAAGACCCAAATGTCCTTACGATAAAAGCCTTACAGAACACCACATCAAGTGATATAGGTACACAAGAAATTGCTGAGAGCATCAGTCGATTAAGAGTGTCAACAAATGTGTCTGCAATCGAGTTAGAAACAAAGGTGTCTTTCAAACATAATCGTAGTATACCAGACCAAGCGAATACAATAGATATAGGCGATTTTTCTTCTCTCAATGCAAACACACCTCTTTACTATGTCATTACAGCAGTCAAGGTCGTGGATAACCAATCGGTTGAGTCCACTTTTAGTGTTGAAGTTGGATCCGCACCGATTGACTTACAGATTGTCAATACAATCCTACCCAATGTGACTGATGCACAGATTACAGAGAGTATGATCTCAGCTATTTATGATGCAGACTCCACAGCGAGTGTCCATGCTGGGTCTGCGATAAGAGACTTGTTTATAGACCCAGTAGTGTCAGAGATCTCTCGCATGAGAGTCCTCTTAGATTTCTGCTACAAAGCTACCAACTTTGTGTCTCTTAACGACATTGATGACCCAACAGGATTGGGTGAGTCCATCTTCGTATCTAACTCAAGTTATAAACAGCTCTTAAAAGAGGCTTACTTCCTTGATACCGACACACAGGTACAAAACCTTATCGACATCTGTTTTGATCGCCTAGCGTCTAATCTAGGCATTGTTAGGTTATCAGGTCAGGTGGCTAGAGGTGAAGCAACTTTCTTCTCAAGAAGTCTGCCTACTTTTGATCTGATCGTACCTATAGGACAGATCCTCTCTAGTGGTGGTGTGAGATTTAGAACTCTTCAAGGGGGGACAATCACAGTTTCTGAAGCACCTAGCTTTTACAACCCAATCACACGCGGATATGAGATCACCTTACCAATCCAAGCTGACACAGCAGGTCTTAGTGGGAATGTTACATCGGGTCAAATCACAACTGGTGCTCCTTTAGGGTTAAGTGTAATCAATAACTCATCTACATTTGGAGGTTCTACTAGAGAGACAAACCAAGAAATGATGACACGAGCAATGACTTACATATCTTCTGTAGATGTAGGCACAAGAGCTGGTTATGAGCGAGTGGCTAGAGAGTCAGCAGGTGTTTTAGGCTATGAGGTTATAGATGCTGACAACCCATATATGCTTCGAGATAACGATCAAGGGGGGAAGGTAGACATTTGGATTAGAGGTGAACTGTTGAGCCGAGTAACTGATGTATATGCTCCGTCCTATAGGTCAAGAAAAGACTCAAGGTTCATCCCTATACAATCGGAGGGTGCATATAGGTTTCAAGCCTCAGATGCCACCTCAGAGAACCCTCTCTTTCAAATGATTGATCGAACTAATACCTTTGGACTTAAAAACCAAACCAATGGTGAGTTCTTCGACCTTACAGGAGCAACTATTTCTGAAGGTAAGATCCTTCGACTCAATACAGACATATCCCAACCCACATATCGCATGACCGACATTATCTTGGGAGACTATAGAACTGATGTTACTAATAAAGTCGTGCTTGATCGACAACCTGTTCGACAAGTCATTTCTGTCCGTAAAGCAGATGGTACTGATCTGACTTTCACCTTCTATAAAACCGAAGATCCTCTTGTGCAAGGACAGTCCTCAAAATCTCAAGACTATATCATCCTTGATAACGATGGATTAGAGAAGATCATCTCAATCACAGCCGAGCAACAAACCCTTAATGAACTCTACACTGAAACGCTATCAAATCGTGGGGTAGACATCACTACCATTGTAGTCAAAGACTCAAATGGTAATACTTTTGCAAGCCCATTGACCTCTGCAACGCCAGATTATGTTATCGAAGTTAATGGTGATCTGACAACGATTAAGAGGACTACTTCAAGTACAATCACATCGAGTCAAACAGTCCTTGTCGATTATGAATACCTAGAAAACATTACAGTAACCTATCAGACAAACCTAGTTGTATCTAACCTACAACTAGAAGTTGATGAACAAAAACACATGGGTGCAGATGTTCTTATAAAAGAAGTTTCTCCTGTTCGAGTTAATGTAAAAGGTCTTGTCTACTTAGAACAAGGGACATCAGCTACTAGTGTTGACTCAATAATCAAAGCCTCTTTATTCAATCGCATAACGGAAACAACTCTTGGTGGGAGTCTTTACCCATCCGATTTCATTCGGGAGATTGACTCTGTACGAGGTGTTTCTTATGTCTCTGTTCCTTTGACAGAGCTTTCACTGACTGAAGGAGATCAGATCCTTCGTGAAAAAGTGAACCCAACAGTGCCTGTGGAAGTCACAGAGTTTACAAGCTCTAGTCATAAAGTATGGCTCATGGATGTTCAACTAGATCATGTACCTCAACAAAGTGGGGGGTCAAATGCTAGGGTGTTTTTAAATCGAAAAGAAATCGAAACGCTCAAGGTCGGACAAAGAGAAACAGCCTCAAACTGGATCGGTGAGAAAGGGAGCATCGTAGGTTTAGAGAAAGCCTCTGTTAACTCTAACGGAGTTCTCACAGAGATACCAAACTCCACTCGAAAACTTATGATCTCATTACCTTTGGGGGAAACTCCTTTAGGGTATGAGATTGAGGTCAACTACACTTGTGGTAATGGGACTGGAGTAGTAGGTGAGATCAGATTAAATAACTTTAGCTACTTTCAAGTGGGAGATCTCAGCTTCACTTATGAAGAGGAGAGAAGATAATGGTATATGATTTCGACCCACGCACAAATAGAGAAAACTTAAACTCAAAGTCCTACCCTAGACGACTCCTAGAGGACATAATTACCAACAAAATCGTAGACTCCATGTCCTTCGGGACTGCCTCAAACTACCTCACTCGTAGCTATGGCCCGAACCATAGGGTTATCTACGAGGGTGTAGGCCGACTCCTTGCAGGATTATTAGTAGACACCTTAGATAACCTAGAAGATGTTGAATACTCCCAACTAAGAGCTGAGTTTATTGCTACTCGCCTCATGTACCTTGTGTTCCCCGATGAGGACTCTGTACCTGTCGGGGATACACATGAAGAGACTATCTCTTTTCTCCTACAAACCTATGAAGCTCTATTAAAAGGGGCGACTAAAAAATCTGTCGATGAAGTGTTGAATGACATCGCTGAAGGAAATGCCGTTGTACTTAGCAACATCGAGGGATATATCGCTAACATCAAGTCCTCTATCCTCGCTACAACAGAATACAACACAGATGGGGTGTTTTCCAAACACAGACACTTTGCCTTCACTGATGAATCTGGACTAGGTTCTACCAACAAGCCGATTGAATATAAATGGGGAGATGAACTTCATACACACGACATTATTGACGGAGTTATTCAGCCACACATAGATGCTGACGGAAACTCTCACTCCCATGAGGTTTATCTTGGGATACCAGAAAACATCATAAGATTACAAACGAACTTACGCAAGGTTTTAAGGGTAACCAAACCCGCACATATTAAAACAGGTGAGGTTTCCTCAGTCATTGATGAGGACATACCTATTCTCTCTAAAGGGAAAGGAGATGTGTTTAGCCCTATTCTCGGAATCGACCCTGCTCAAACAGATGCTCTGATAATCGAGGGCAACAAGATTGACGCAACACTACCATATTACAACCAAAACGCACAGTATGGGCTTGTTGGAGTCTCGCTAGGGTCTTTCTTCCAAGAAGAGATGAGGAAGGCTAGGGAGGGTGTTTACGAAGAATATTTCTACGGGTATGCGTCTGGTAATACCATTCGTGTATGGAGGACTAATGTCCAAGTAGCAGACAACCTCGTCCTCAGTGATGATGACTCCAACACAGCAGATCAAAAGTTTAGGGTCATAGAGGTCGAAAGTGGTATTAAACCAGTAGATGGCATCTATCAGAAAATGACTGGTAGTGATGGAGTAGAATACACAACTAAAACAATACGGGATTTGAATCGTGGTGCGAGTTCTTCACTGAAACCCATAAATGTCGCTGATGTAGAGATCATTAATGGGAGTATGTACCCAATAGAGGAAAACGGTATAAGAGAGGGTCGGGCAGGTGATACACAATCCTTAAATGATGGTGAGCCTATCTTCCTAAAAGATAAAGTGTACTTCTGTGAGTTAAAATCTGACTTGGGTCAATACCTTTTGAGTTTTGATTCTGTTCGTGAACCTATGATGTCTGGTCATAGGGTAGGTCTTGTAGCGACTGTCATCACTGTAGATTCTAGGATACAACAAGAAGGGTTGATCAAGTTCAAAAACAACTCATCTCCTTGGAATGTTAGAGATGAATTAAAGTACGAGACAGTTACCTTCACTAACACTTTTGATGTGGCTAGATGGGGTGTAAACTACAACTACGCTATAAACCTACCCAACTTTATCGTGAAAGATATGCTCAAATCTATAGGCACACTGCCTGTGTCTATGAATGACATCACCATAAAAATAGACAAAGGAGCAGGGTTCGTAGATCCCGATTACTCTTATTCTAACCTATTCTTAGAATCTATCAACTGGTATACATACTCAGATAAAGATGGGATCATGCGTATAAGTGATCGGACTTATACCACTGTGGGGGCTAATAACTATAATAACCCACTTATAAGTTCGGGACATAAAGTTTCAATCACATATCCCAAATCCAAATCGGAAATCAGACGCTTCAGAGAACTTAATAGTCTTGAGATGACCCTCAATGCCACAAGACCAGCTCGTAAAGTCTCCGACTCTGGTAGAGGGTTATTAGGTCAAAACAGAGTCATTGGGACAACATCACCAATCTCTTATGTACTTAATGAACCACAACCTGTCACCCCTTTCACACAAGAACAAAAGACTGCTACCTACTCTGCGGGTAGTTCCGACCTGCTCAATACAAAAAATCAAAATCTATATGCAAACACAATCACAGACCCTTTAGTCTTTAATAGCACATACACCCTCAATAACTTCTCACTCAATCAAACAGCAACTCAAGATCAAGTCTTTAAGCCGTCTACGAAAACCATCACTACATCAAACCCTAAGATTTCTTTTTATCTCCTGGGATTTAGACCCTCGTACATCACCTCCGTGGTCGATAGTAGTGCTGTGTCTTATGCCTATACACTCAATCAAGATCATGTCTTAGTCAGTGGATTAACAAGTGAAAAAACACTGACCATTACTGGTATCTCTTCTAACCCATTCTCCTCTGATCTTGATTGGTACAAAGGAGAAAAGTTAGCAGAAGGTCAAGCGTTCTACAAACACACCTCCACTAATGAATTAGATGTCTTCTCGGAGTCTACTCCTGAAGAATACATGACGAACCCTCTAGGTCTTGCATACGACAAAAACGGTGTTGTATCCGATCAAATACGCTCTGTATACTCTATGGAAGACACTAAAACATCGGGTATAGAGGGTGAACTAGACTTTTATGAGGACAAGGTTACAGGGTATGAGTTTAAGCAAGATGAAGACGGAAGGGATGGGTTTGCTAGTGAATATAATACGCAATGCACACAAGATGAAGTTCTTTACCCAGATCCGACTCTATATGTGTTAGGCCCAATATCCACATTAACAGGGGGTGTGCCTGTAAACACGATCCCCACATATCTCTTCTTTGGGTACTTTATGCTTATTGACCAAGATAGCAACAATGATATTGTATACTACCTCTCCATATATCGAATAGATGCTAATGGGGATAAGCAATATCAAACACTAACACCAATACAAGATTCAAATGGAGATGACGCTTTACAGGTGTCGGGAACACTACCAGAATCTAATGGCTCTCCACTTGCATATAGATTCTTAGGGAATAATGGGTTTGGAAGTCTTGAATACAACCAAATGAGTTCTACTGCTTACGCTAATATCTCATTTAATCACATACCTAATGAGACCTATTATATGGAAGTCTTCTTTGAACGATCACCAGCAGGAGGGGCTTCTTTTCTTGGTTTTACAGCCAGAGGTTCAAACTCAGATGTAAACCTCTCTGATACTTGGTTTAACTTAAATCAAGACGCAAATCAGAATGAAGTTGAGTTCTTAGGTCAAGGTGGCACAGATGTTTCGGAAACATACGAAGTCACATTCACTAATAATCCTGGTGGGGGTGAGATAGATACGATCAGTAATATCGCTGACCCAGACGCAGGGGCAACAAAAGACACCGAAAATGTAGGGGTGACTCACACCACCACTACTACTACTTATTCCGCTACGGACTACTATCCTATCAGACCCTTAGAATATGACTACGGGTATAAAAGACTATTCACTGAGAGTTAATAACTCTTTTATACATTGGTAATATGTAAACAAGACCCCCCACAATTTTTAGATTGGAGGACAATATGATACACACGAAAATCCCACCACCAAAAACGACTGCTATTAACTTTGGATTAGGTTTCTCAGAAGGAATCGGAGTTAAAATCAAAGGGGATGTTTTTGGGGTTCTCCAACATAAAGACGGTCAAGAAGAAATCGTCTTAGATAAATCAAATATATACACACTAGATGGTGGGATTTTAGCCGCTATCTTGTTTTCCAAAAACTTAGGTGTGGGTAATTTTCGTGGCATTGATATGTTAGCTGTTGGAACAGGAGCATCGGGATCAACTGCGAGTCCCGACATCGCTGATTATAGGCAAAGAATTATCAACACACCCCTTTATCGTAAAGAATTTTCAAGTGTTGTTTATCGAAACTCTAACGGTACTCTAGCTTCAGTTCCCACAAACATCGTAGACTTCACAACTACATTTGATGCTTCGGATGCTGTTGGTGCATTAACTGAGATGGGGTTGGTGTGTACTACTGACGGTATAGGAAATGCCCCACAAGACTTCGATCAGTTAGCGGATGCTTTTCCTGTTCGCACATTGACTACAGACATCACCACAAAAGACATCTTAGTAAATTACCTCACTTTTCCAGTAATCAATAAACCCGCAGGGTCTATATTAGCGATTACTTGGCGTTTAACATTCTAAGAGAGGGTTTAAGTAATGTCACAAAAGTATTTACCCTCTACAAGTAGAGATTTAGACCCCACAAATTATGCGTGGGACTCCATTGTATATCAAGCTGGGAGACCCATGCTTGATAGTGAACTTAACCTCACCCAAGATATCCTCAATAAGAAAAACACCCTCCCAAGTGGAATGATTTCTTATCAAGGTGAAGATGACTCTGTGGGTTCATTCGCATATGAAAAACCGTATGTTGNGGGTNTTCTAAACGGCAACTTCACTGCTAACACCTTCATCATTAATCCGTTCAAAGCAATGGTAAATGGAATAGTGATTGATGTACGAAACACAAATGCTACCGATGGTACGAATAAAATCACCCTACCAGCACCAGATGCAGGGTCTGGGCCAGGTGATCGTGGGGATTTTGTTTTCCTTGAAGTATGGCGAAAAGATGTGACTCCTGCCATGCAGTCAAAGTCTAGGATTAAGTTACTTTCCCCCCAAGCTAATGACACATTCACCTTTAAAAAGGGTGGTGGAGCAAATGATGTAGTCCTCACTGTGGACACTACTTTTGCAATAGGGGCTTCTCTAGCTCACACAGCTCGCAATATGGCTTCATACATAAATGATCATGGTGGGGCAGGGTTAGGACTCACTGTTGATGGTGTTACCACATTTGCCGAAACTAGAGGTACAGAGTTTGTATTCCTAAACCATAATGGTGGAGCTAGTGGGAACTATACTGGTGGAGCTAGCTTTACCTTAGCCTCTTCAGATGTTACAGGGATTGAAATCCAAATACAACCTTCTGGTGGTTCTGATGGTGACGGAAAGCCTTCTGCTACTACAGTTTATTATGCAGGGAATGTACTATCTGATATTTCAACGCACCTACCTGATGATATACAAGACCCAAATGTAAATGTATCTTCTACTCGAAGGATACAAGTTCAGTATCGTATCAGGACTCAACAAAATCTTAATCTTTCACATCAGATTTTCGGGTTTGAAAATGGAATCCTCTACGCACAAGGGTCACAAGGTGCTCCTGTAAACACAAAATCTTTTAGTAAACATTCTACTGACACAGGTTTATGGTATGCTGGAGATGGTTCAGAAGCCGATGCCACTGCATTAGGTACTGTTGATGGGTATGTTTACGCTATCCCTCTCTGTTATGTCTTTAGGAGACAATCTCCAGGTGGTGGAAACGCAGGATTCAATGCGAGTGGTTCATTCAACACAGGTGCATTACATGATCATGACGGAAACACCTTAGCGAGTAATGACTATGTGGATAATGTAGCAATTAAAGAATCTGATCGACCCGATGGGTTATTTGCAGATGAAGTCGCTCAAAGTGATGTACTTGATCTTAGACGCAGAGTTTACCCTAGAGGAATAGACTTCTCGGCAGAGCTTGAGTATCAATATCATACTCTACTCGATAATGAGAATCGGACATGGTTTGCTAAAGCACACTCTCTACAAAAAACAGGGAATACTTCGGGAGGTGCAAGTTCTACCCCTCTAGTTTGTGATGTCTATGGTGGAGTTGCAAATTTAGAAGGTGAACATAGAAGAACCTTTGACCATATTGCTCGTAGGTGGTCAGACACACCTACAACTGAACGCATATATATCGTAGCCAAGCCCTTTACCACATTAACTCAACCCTCAACAGGTGTCACTGTAACAAGAGGAAACAATACGACTACGGGGGACTATTGGTACGCAGGAGATAAAATCACAATAGACTTAACAAATCTTAAAGTCTCAAGTCACCTTCTTTGGGCGACCAATGGAAATCAGACCTTTGATCAAGAGGCTGACGATTTTGCACCAAAACTCTTAGATATAGGGTTCTGTTGGCATAACGATGGTCATTACACTAACGCTATCGAACAACAAGTCAAGATATCAAGTGTTGATGGGTTAGGTTCTAATACAATCAACATCACCCTAGAGGAAAACCCTAACATCACAGCTAATGGGGGTATGTCGGCAGGGGCTGATTACGACCTTGTTGGGGATGATACCAATGGTGAGTCCACAGGGAGTAATAAAGAAATCTTCATCGAGTTAATCTTTGACTATGCGTCTTTTGATCGAGGGTTGAGCGGGGTTGCTATTGATGTCCCTACACCAGATCCTTCGGGTTACCCAACAGGATCGGCTGTCCTCATTGAATCCGATCCTGCATTTGCGTATGACCTTTACCCAGGTCAAGGGAATGGTAATGCACCCCCTATAAGTAATGTCATACCAAAGACAAAACAAGTGTCTCTTGAATATGTGTACGAACAACAATCTATAGATATCGTGTCTAATACCAAGCTCAGTGCTTATCTACCTTGGAGACTTTATTATAGATCAGGATTAGCTCCTGGGATAACAGACAGTAGTGGTGTAGGTGCGACTATCTGTACTCTTGATAATGCAACCACAAAGTATCAACACGCTGAATCAAAGATAGGCTGGACTAACTCAGTGAATGGTTGGGCTACAGGACAAAGGAAACTAACGATCTCAGCTTTCCCAATAGAACCTTACCCTGCGGATACAGTCACAGATAGTACTCTGTTAGTTTACTATAACCGATCTGCACCTATGACTGCGGGTTCAGATTTCGCTATTCCAAATACCGTAGCAGTATCAAATATTGGTGTTGTACCCGATGAGTTGAACCTTCAACCTTTAGCCATAGGTAAAGAAGTTAGTGTCTTTCTCAAAACAAACGACCACTACCCATTCTTTAACCCCACAGATCAGTTAGGTACTCATCCTAACGCTTCTAATTATGCTGAGTATGAAACTCTCAGTAATCCTGATGTTTTCCTTGATGACTTAAAGATCAACACAGGGTCAGTTGTCCTACCCTCATTCGTACCTTTTGTATCCTCTGTGAACATCACTCTTGGAGATACAGGTCCAGGCCAACCTCCAGTTAAAGATGATTATAGTCGAGTGGTATACCCCACTATGGAGGACTCAAGTTATTTCCCATCAGCTTTCGCTAAGAATATGAGTGGATACCATAGTGCTTATAAAACAGCTATCCCATGTCTTATGAAGATTGTTGATGATACCCATACGCTCTATCGTAAGGGTGAAGTCGTGTTAGTTGTCTTTGTTAAAACGAATACTTGGGGTCAAGGTGTTTCTGTAGACATGAGATCTACCCTCGCTGATAACTATGTAGTCGCTTGTGTTTATCGCACAAAAAACCAGCTTTTGCTCGGAGAATAAAATGCCAAAGAAATCCATAGAGAAAAATAGAGTCGTTATCTCATCAGGTCAAGGTACTGATGGGTCTAGTAATGACATCACCATCATTAGTGGCTTAGATGTAAGCGTTACTGCTTCAGATGTGATCTCATCAAATGATTTAGGTGGGTATCTTGGCAATAATGTACAAATAAATCTTGATGACTTGACCTCTGATGCACGAGAGGGGCAACCCCCAAAGATTGGATATGAAGCGATCACATTTAGTAATGGTGAGACAACCACCACACATGAGGGTCGCCCCGATTGGGGACAAGCAAAAATTGTAGACACTCCACCTTGGACTGCGAAGCAACCAAGAAAAAAATGGACTGCTCAATATGAGATGCCACATTATGGTGTAGGCAAGAAAACAGACGAAGCAAACACCCCTAGTGACAACCTGTTCCCTAAGTATGTTAATGATAGCGGAGCATATGACACAATCAATCTAAACTACAGAGATAATAGTGATAATAGTTACTATGGACTAGCTCTTTATAATGATTTCCCCTTTCTTGTGGATGCTCCTCAGTTCACACAAAGCAACTACCCACACATTGCACAATCAGTTCCAAGATCTGCCTTCCAAACTAATCTCCAAGACAATTTAAGATTCCCATTTTTATATCAAAAACCGTTCATCGCAGAAGAGAACAACAGAGATTTTTTCAATACCTCTGACTATAAGTTAGGGTTTAATGCTGGTGAAGGAACTTCATCTTTAGGTGTTAAAAACGGTCAAGCCTCAATAAGTCTCTCTTCGCCTTTTAGCACTGAACTATTTGACCCTAGAAAATCTCATGAAGCATTAGATGCCACAGATGCAAATAGCCCACCCTTTGATGTAGGGTTAATTGTTTCTGGTCTTTTATTCCCTGCCGATAGAGGTGTTCTTGCACTCATCAGATTTCCTTCTGATGATAACAATGTGGCACAGGGGTTCAACAATCCTGCTACCACTGTGGACATCATTGAAAATAGAGTTTTAGCGGCCATAAATCTCGGTGTTGGTGCAGGAGTCAACGATGGTGCTTCGGGTGGAGTCATCTTCAATAACTCTGATAACAATACCTTCCCTTCAAGAGTTACAGGACAATACGATCTGTATGAGCTACACACAGGGAACTATGTACCGAACTCTACTAGAATTGGGGCTAATGGGGATTTAACTGCTGACCCAAGCATAGGGAAAGTAAGACTGCTTACTAATATAGATGCGTTTTACCCTTCAAGTGGGTCTTCTGTTAGACCTGGTGGTATTCCCGTTCTGTTTTCTCCTTATGAGAAACATAACACAAGTATATCTGCGGATACCATTTCATTTAACTCATTCTACTCCGAAAGTGACCCCATAAGTGATCTAAAAGCTTATGCTATAGATGACGCGGGTGTTTATTATGACTGCACAATCAACACCCAAGGGAGTCAAATAGAGGTTAATAACCCAGCAGGAATCACAGACCCTACAACATTTTATGCTCATGTCTTAAAGCAAAATCGTAGCTTCTTATCTTACAGACTCCCCGCCTTAAAAGATTACTCGTCAGAAGGAATCACTACTCCATTTGCTGAACGAGATCGCTTCTTCGTTAAAAACACACCTAATGAAGATGAGTTTAAAGCAGATTACAAATCTATCTTTGACACAGCAGGTGGATACATCACATTCGGTGAAGAAGATAACTATTCATATCAAGTTGCACGATACAGGCAAGTGGTAAGGTTAGTGCAAGATTATATTAAAACTCTTTCTCAAGGGGAATCCACCACAGACGATGAACCCGAATATAACTTTGGATCATTTGCTCTGATACACTTTAAAACTGAAAAAGCATTTGAATCTCTTGTTCGTGATGGTATCGCACCTAGTGATGATGAAGTGTACAGTAGAAACCTACTCGATTATTCCAACCTCAATAATAACTTAGGGTCTTCCTTAAGCACTGTTGGTGGTGATGGGTTAGAAGATGGAGTGGACTCTTTCACACCAAGTCCTTCAATGTCTATCTTTAGACCTAATGTTAACTTTGAAAAAAGACTTGATGGATACCCTCAAGACTTAGTGATCAAAACAAAAGCACAGGCATGGGGTTTATACCCCAGCGTTCAAGCAAATGAGTTGAGGGCAAACGATACTTACTTCATGTGGACATCGGGTGTTATTTATGTCAATCCAACCACTTGGAGAGCCTATAAAGGACACCCTAGTGATAAAGGTGGTGCGTCTGCTACTCATTCTACTGACACACAACACTCAAGACTACAGACTATCATTGAAATCACGCAGAAGTCTGTACAAGGAGATGACCACATTTCGGAGTTTGATCAAGTTAAACCAACAATCTCTAAACCATTCCACACAGTTAGACCCACAGCTCAAATACTAACAAGTGAGCTATCCGCTTCGGATAACCTTTTTGCGGGTAAATATGAAAGGTTATCTAATAACGCTCTAACTGAATATGAGACAATACCAAAACATCAACAAGTTTGGGTTACAACTAGTGGTCTCGGTGGAAACCTTGCAGGTAACATCACAGTCATACCTAAAGGTGATGCAGGTGAGGCTCTCGATGATCTTTCTTTATACAACCCTAAAGATGGTCTTTGTTCTTTCACAACCGTTGGATTAAGACCTTCGGTGATGATTAATAAACCTCACAGGCAGTTTAATAACTTAGGTGTTGAGTACATTAAAGATAACATCAACGATAACAGCAGTTCCACCATCAAGAAACTTCTCTATCACTCTGCAAGAAAGATCTCATTACTAGAACTATATGGTGAGAAGTTAAGCCCTAATGGAAAACTCATAAAAGATGAGTCCTCCATCTCAAGCATTAACAATATTTATACAGGGATTGACCTTACTAAAAATCGTGTCGGTGAAGACTATCGCTCAAATAATAACTTTGCCTATGGTTATATTTGGGCTGATTGGGAAAATACTAATGTAGGGACTCAAACTTATACCCCAAGGTCATCTGGACAAGCGTTCTCTATTTATAGGTATGATGTAGAAGGGTATAAAGTTTATCAAGAACTTGAGCTACTACCCATAGGTGGTGATGTTGTAAATGGTTACGCTTTAGAGTTATGCACAGGTTGGGATTGGGTAAAGAACAGTGATGATTCTGACGCAGGTGTTGGGTTATCTTTTAAGTATTCTCGATATGTACCTGTTTATCGCCCTGTAGAACCAAACCACACAAGAACAACACTTGAGACTCATGCCGATGCAAAGTTCCTCGTAATCAAAGGTGTTGACTACTATGTGGAAATGCACCCTTCAATCCCTTATAATTGGAATACAAACACGAACCCCGCAGTAGGCGGACACGACCCGACAAACTTCATAAACTACACAGAGCCTAAAAATTCTATTGGAGATTTAGGTGGGGACGCTACTTCTGATTTGAGTCTGATCTTTAGCCCAAGTCTGACAGATAAAACCACAGCCGCTACTGCATTAACTTCTTTGTACGACTTTATGGGTACTACAACAAATAATCATGGTGAATATGTAGGGCATGGGGTGTCTCCCATTGACGCGGCCTCAGCTAACGCTATTGTAAACCCTACAGTTGGGAACACATATCACTTAGCTAAACTATCTCTTAGTTCACTCGCAGTATTCTCCATTACAACAAACCCTCAACACCCTCACCCTACGACAAGCGTAAGGGTGGACACTGGTGGGTTTGTCGCAGGTACTAGAGAGTTTGGTGATGTTATTGTTGAAGCGATACCTACAGGGCGTAGACAACTTCCAGAGTATGGAAACTATACGATGGATATTAGAGGGTATATCACCGTTAGTGGTATGGGGAATACTAGTGTTTTCATTTCGGATCAACTACAAGCAGTATCTACTATCTCAAGACTCCCTCTTGTTTCTCTTTTCACACCTAGAAAAGACACCCAAGAACGCTTCTTAGACGAATCTTATCGCATAGAACATAGCCTCGCTCACCTTTTCTTCATACAGGGCAATGACCCTGATTTTAACTATCAATTTGGCAACCATCAAGACACTAGTGGTGTCACTCCAATCACAGGGAATACCGAGTTAAGAGATAACTTAATCGGCCCAGGCATCCCTAACTTCGGATCGGGTTATAATGGAGGCTATATTTCATTCCCTGTGAGAGATGAGTCAAATGTTTCTCCAGAAGGTTGGTTAGCTAACACAACTAACTTAAGATTGTATAGCTTTCATGGGTTCGCAGGATACTTACGAAACAGTTTACACATGAGAAGGATACAAATCACAAGCCCTCTTATTTTCTCTGACTGGTTAGAAGCACAAGTGAGTGGATTCCCTAACATGACGAGAAATCACTTGTCGGGAGCTAAATATGGAACGCCTCCAAGAGGTGTCTTAATTTACCCTTATCAAGACTTTGATGGTAACACGATAAGTGCTTTTGGATATAACCTCAGTAATAGTGGTCAAGCCACAGTCAATCCTCTTGTTGATTCGGAGTCGGGATTCTATCTACCTAACTCTAATGCAGGTCTTTCGGCTTATGACGATGTAGCTAACAACATCGCAGGGAACTATGGCAATAATGGAACATGGCTTGATGACGATGCAGGAGGTGTGGGAGTTTCTACTGACCCTATCCTAAGACACGCACAACCCACCTATTCTGGAGGTGGTTTTGTGGCATCTAATGATTCTCCCGATGTGGGCTACTTGAGAGCCTTCGATCTAAACTTTGGAAAGAGCGTAGAACGATCTCCCCACCTCCCTTATTGGGATACAGATTGGACAGAAACAACTGCAAGTGGAGAAGAAAAAGATCGACTCTCCACAAGTGCTACACCTAAAGGTTTGATAGAATCAAAGGAATGGGAGAGAGTTAAGGGTGATGAATTTGCACCCATTAAGTTAAGGCTAGTAGGTGTTGATTGGGATATGATCTCTTATGTCGATCCTCAGTTCCCAAATGCTAGAAGAGATGGCACAGTTTATACGATTGACAATAAACAACACCTCATGCGTAAGAGGGTCATGAGAGTCTTTGTAAAAGTACCAGGTCTAACCACATGGCTTGATGTTGGTGTAATGAACGGAGAAGTCGGTGAGTCTTATGTGCAGTATGCAGGAGACCCCACAGGCACATTCGGTGTGATGAGTGAAGGGGGTGCAACCTCTGACAAAACACACCCAAGTCTTGATGGTGCAGGGTGTTGTGTTTCATACAAAGAAACATTCCTTGTTGAAGAAGGATTAGTCGCTCTTGACCTTGAACTTGATGTTGGTTTTGTACCTGCTTTTATGAGCGTAGGTGATGATACAGTATCTACTGACACCATAGCTTCTTCGGATAACTTCTTAGGGCAAGAAAAAGTTATTTATGTGAATAACTCTGACAAATTCTTTAGTGCGAGTAAATCTGATGACCTCGCTTATGGTAAAGGTGGCACAGAAGCACCTATCCTTGTCAAAGTTATCTTAGGTAATCCCGATTTCCCTAAGTATGAAGTCCACCCTGAAAATGCATTTGCTCTTGTAAATCGAGATGACTTAGCAGACCAAACAACTTTAATCGCTAATGTGTACGGAGGTGTGGGTACTAACGCTATATACGATATATGGCCTTCACCTAATAAGTCTTATCGAGGTCATTCATTCCCACCCGATGATCGTGCTCCAACATGGTCGAGAAGAGGGCTGATGGGTATTGAAGTTCTTAGACCAGATGGATCAAACTTTGATCATGACCTTGTAGTTGACAGACCTGACTTTGCAGATTTGTCCTTGTTTGGATCGCTAAAAGCAACCAAATCAGGAACTAGTGAAGATGATAGATCACATTATATGGTTTATCGACAAGTTAGTCATTCGGCATCAGGGTATTTAAGAGGGGATACTGCATTAGAAGGTACGATAAAAACAAACAAACAAACATATACCTTTGATGATGACCTATTAGATGAGGGAGTCGATTATGAGGAGAAGTACTCTTTATCTAAAAAAGGGGAAGGGTGATTTAGATGCCAGCTATATTTGAAAGAATAAATGATAACCTCGTTGAAGTTATCCCGAAGTATTCGGACTCTATGCCTATGTCTGGGAAATATGTAATAGACTTCCCAGACCACTTTGACTTGAAACTCACTACAGCCAAACCTAGTCGGGCAGATGTGATCACTAAAGTAGACGAGCTAATGAAAGAGAAGTTCGTTTCATTCGATTATTTCAGCACAAACAACTTTATAGTGGATACAGAGTTCACGAACGCTTTTGAGGTTACCCCTAATTTGTCTGTCTCTTTTGTTGACAAGCAGTTTTTACCTGTACACCCTTCAAGCAACCCAGAATATACCTTCAAAAACTCCTTTAAAAGCGGAACACAACCTAACACGATTCAAGTAATGGGTAGATTCCCTCAACAAAACCATATCGAAGGTGCTTCTATCACATCAAACAAGGCACTTTCTGGAAACAGATGTATCATCACAAAAGATATTGATATCTCTGGGAATACAAATGACCAACTGGGCAGAAACGATTTCTTCGTGTACTTTCGCAGTGTCTTAAAATCTTACACTAAAGACTCATCTCTTTCTGATGTGGATCGTGGGGTTGTTTCTCCACAGACTTCTAATCAAGAAGGATTCATGAGTTACACTGAGACTCAATACGATTCCACAAATCGTCTTAGATGTTTTATATCTAGTGATGGGAGTACCTACTCGGAAATTGAAAACCTTAAAGTTTTCTCATTCCCACAAAAGGTAGACACTATCAAACTCGCCTTTGTGAACTACACAGACGCAGACCTCACATTACTCTCATACACTTTGATGTACTGAAACCATAAAGGATTATAGTCATGGCTGATGATTTTAAGACCACAGTTAGTAGAACGCTAGATACGACCAATCGCCAATACACAAATGTAGTATGGCAAGCAGGTAAACCTCCTCTCGATAGTGAGCTTAACCTAGTAGGTCAACTCGCCACAGATAATCTCTCAAAGACTATTTCGGCAACTGCTCATAGTGGTATCCTAATGAACCCTAGAACTGCCGACAGAGACTTTGAGTTTAATCCCCTATGGTCAAACATCTTAAAATCCAAGCCCCTAAAGGCTTTAGTCAATGGGTTGGTTTTAAACATTGAAGAGACTACCATTAACCTCTCTCCACCACCCACACAAGACAATCGAGTAGACTTTGTTTTCCTAGAGGTGTGGAAGACCATTATCTCTGCTAGCAATGCAATAGCTGATGCAGACCTTCTTAAGATCAAACCTACTACAACAACCGTTTATTCCAATGGCAATCTTGCGGGTAGTGGGCTAGAAGATGAGATGGTAGACACCAATGTTGGATTTGAAACCACAAAGCGTGTACAGGTTCAGTATCGCTTTAGAGTAGTTGATAACATTGACATTTACTCTCACATCGAAGGTATGTCCAGCAACCTCGTTAAAGCTAAAGGCCCTTTAGATGCTGTTAGCACTGTGAGCTTCAATAACCAACACGCAAATGGAGATGCTGGTCTTTGGGTCGCTCACATGACAAGTGATGGATGTCCTCTTGGTCAACCTTGTGACCCTAATGTGCCAAACACAGCACTGAGCGATTTCTTAGCAGAGAACATCGTTTATGGTATCCCTATCTGTGCAATCACTCGAAGAAATGACCACGCTTATGTTGCGTCTGTAAACGCAGGCAATGCTAATCAGAATGGAGCGATGGATCGTAAGCCTTCATCTACCATGAGTACAGACGCAATTACTCTCCTACAAGCAACATTGACTAATGCTTTAGATGCTTCAATCACAGGTAATGTAACGATCACTAATGGTGTTGGTTCGGGTCTTGATGATGCTGATCTTTATGGTTCTGAAAGATACTTGGTGCTTGGTGAAGGTCTTAACAGAGAAATCATTAGAGTAAGTGGATTTGCAAACCCAAATCTTACGATTGTGGCTAGAGGTGAAGGTGGAACACAAGCTAAGTACCACTCAGCAGGAACAAATGTTGTTCTCTTTAACAACCGACCTGATGGTAAATATGCTGATCAGATCCATGCCGAAGATCTATTCGATATGCGTCATGCTACCACTATCGGTGAGTGGGATTATCAGTCTCTACTTGAAAGCTCTCTCTCTGATCTCCTCTTCGGAAATCTAAAGACTGCCTACAAGCAGAACCAACAAAACAACACCACATCGGGAACGACCATAGAAGAAGTTTCTATGATCGACAACCAAACCCCACCACAAACATACAATATGGATTGGCCTAATGGGTTTAGAGACACATGGTCTGATGCTTCTGTACCCCAAATGGGATTGACTATGTATCTTAGTTTGCCGAGTGCAAGAGACTCTTTTGGGGTAACACAAACAAACCTCAATGTAGCCAACTCAACCTTTTGGTCTATCGGACCAAACTTATCTCCTAGTGCTTTCATTTATGATGGTCTTGTCATGAAGTCTGGCTCATGGATCAAAATAACACTTAATAGTGATCAGACAAACTTAGCTTATGGGGTCAATCAGATTGTTGGTGCAAATACCTCCGAAGAGAGAGGTGTTCGCTTTATCGCACCTAAAGAAGTCAGAGATGCTTCAATAAAACGATCACCATTCACCATCGAAGAGGTAGGTGATAATCATGGTCAGTTATACTACCCGACCCTTGCATCTAGCTTTGAAAGACCATTTATCGTACTAGGTAAATCTCAGTACGATGCTACATTCACCACATCTACTGCTGACAATGTGACAGATCAAAACTATCGTTATTTGTATCGACCAAATGCGATCAATCAGTCAAATGTTGTTGTTGATCAGCAGACTGGAGCTGGTAAAGCTACAGAACAAGTCGTTGCTGTCAGATTGGGTGCGAGTGGTGTTGATTTACCTCTCGCTGTGAGAAATATCGAATCCCTCGTGACAAACAATGGGTATGACACGAGTGGAGATCACTCTAGTTTATATGCTGTCATCTATGGTGACCCAGCCGCTCAACAGAACAATGGTGTATTCAAAGTAATAGACATATTAAACGATGACTTAGACACACCTAATGCTATTTACTATAAATCAACCGACACTACTGTTGGTTGGGCTCCAACATCCAAAGTAGGTTGGCTTATACTCAAGCCTATCGACAACATTAACAGAACCCCTGATCTAATTACCGAAAAAATATTGAAGATTGAGTTCAGAACGCAAGACCTCGCTAACAAAGACGATGAGGTGATGATCGCCATTACAGAATCTGTAGACCACG